GGGTCGGTGTAACGACACCCAACGAATATCCCACAGGGGGTCATAGTTGCCGTACCAGCATCTTTTTCAATGGTGCCGGTATTAACAAGTTTGACAGCATCCCCGTAGTAGATCTGGGTATTGTACGCACTGGCAATACTTATGTGGCGAATGGAATCACTCCATGAACCACTACCAAGCAAGCCAATCGGACGAAACCCATATGGCGCAGCACTTGTGGCCATATTGTTCTCCTCTCAAAGGATTTGAGTTTAAACCAGACACCAGCCTAAGACGGCTTGGTGCCACCTCCGAAAGTCACCCGCGAGCTTGACTCATTGAGCTTCGGCATACGAGGGTCAGACTCCCGCATATAGTTTTGATCCACAGAATCCAACTGCTTCTGAGACATCTCAGTGTAATACTTCTTTCTCGCTTTCACGTTCTCTGTTGAGGTCTTACAGAGAAGCAAACCGCCAATCTCTATATTCCCTTTGAACGTGCTATTACGATCTGAAACAAGCATCAACTCTGGATGATCTTCAGCCCGACAAGGCTCCCAGCCTTCCCGAAACCGCTTAGATACATTTACATTATCAGCGGTGCCAAGAATGCCAGTCCGAATCCACCGAAAGGAATAACCATCCTGCGGCGTTGGATCAGGTAAAACCTGTGGCGGCTCCCAAGACTTCTCACGCTCGGAAGCTGCTCTGGTTTCTGTTTCTCTTGGTTTGCGCTCCGTTGCCTTTCCGTCAGCCATTGCCCATCTCCTTCACAAGCTGCTGTGCGTATTGTTCTGGCGTTAGCCCAAGTTTGCGAGCGAGGTTCACTTGGGACTGGTTCAATTCCACTCTGCGCGGTGCTTTGCCGCCCCTTCTAGCGGGTGCCACAACCGGGGTTCGACGGGAAGTCGGTGCATCACCAGCATCTGCTGTCTTCCCGAAGCGTTCTGAAAACTGTTGCCGCAAGAGTGCGTCAATGTCTTCATAATATTTTGGATTCCCTCTAGGGTCTATGCCCTGCTTAACCAGTTTCTCGTGTAGTCCAATCGCATATCCTGTCATTTCTTCATAACCGGCTGCTTGGAACCATGTGTTCTTTTTTAGCCAGTCCACTGCCAATGGATCGGGTGGTGGTACTGGTAGTTGTTGAGGCTGCTGCTGCACCGCTGCCTGTTGCGGGATAGGCTGTGCCGGGGCATATACATACTGTGCCCTCTCTGCATTAAGTCTGGAGAGTTCACTCTGTGCATCCGTAATTGCATCAGCATCTCCAGCTTCATACGCCTCCTTGTATCTCCTCTTTGCTCCGTCTATCTCTGCATCTGTCTTGGCAGAGACTTGGTCGTAAAGCAACTTACGTTGGTCCGTCAACTGTTGCTTCAGGGTCTGGTTCTCTCCCTGAACCGCCTGTGCATAATTGACGGCCTCCTGATTTTCCCGTAGCGCACCCTCCTTGGCACGCCTCTCTTCATTCCACTCATACCGCAGCTTATCAATTCGCTTACGGATGCGTTGTCCGAACTGACTCTCGTCAAGGTCGTCTTCTTCTCCCTCAGCCTCTGCCTTTGGTGGACGGTTCTGATCTTCGGGAGGAGTGTCATCAACAACACTTACTTCCAGATCAAGTTCGTCAGCCAGAATCTCTACAGGCTCTGCGGCTTCAGGCGCAACCGTTTCTTCAACGGCTGGCACTCTTGCTGTATCGCTCATGCTCTTTTCACTCCTCTTGGATCTTGAACAATCGCCAAGGCAGTGTCATCGTTAATCAAACGAAACTCCTGCCCGTGAACAAGAACCCTAGTACCTGAATACGCCTTCATAATAATCCAGTCCCCCTCCTTGCAATAAGGACCACTGGGGAACCTCTTCTTATCTGTATACGCATCAGGCCCCATCTTCAGGATCATTCCCGTAATGGAGGCTGTTCCTTCTCTGTCGCTGACATCATCGGGGATAAAAACTCCCCCCTCCGTCTGCTTCTCAGGCTGCTGAAGAGCAATCAGCAAGATGAAACCACAAGGTTGTGGTAGTTGTGACGCCTTTCGTTTCTCCTCTAAAACATCTTTCCCTATTACACTACTATCAGACATAATTTTCCTCTTGCACGTTTTTGCCATTGGCGGGGTTGACGGACCCCTGCTCGCGGTTTTAGGAGACGCGGGCTCCTGAATATTATTCCTCTCCTTTCTTTAAAGCCTCTACCAAGTCGAGAAGTTCCCGCTCCGCCAGAGCAAGACCTTCAATAATCCCACACATTTTTCGGTACTCATCAAAACTCTGGGCTGAACCAGTGGCAACTACATCTGCCATCTCATTCATACGTTCCCGAAGTTTCTTCTGGTAAACCTCGAATAAGTGTTCTTCAGCCAACTATCGTTCCTTACTCATAGTTCGTTCATCTTCTACCAGTAATCTTGCCGCCTCTGCGGCCAGCTTCGCCCGTTCCAAGGTGGCCTTCTCACTTATCTCTGCTTCCTTCATCGCACCCTGCTCCTTGGTCTTGGCAATCTCAACACCAAGACGGGCACCATCAATATCGGTCTGAGCATCAATGCGCTTGTTCTCTGTTTCCTGCCGCATCTCTGCCTTCGCCATATCCGCCACCACACGAGCTTCATCAGACTTGGATTTAAGCTGCAATTCTTGCGCCTGTAACTGTAGCTTGGCCTGCTGCATCTGGATAACAGGATCTTGCTGCTGCTCCTGAATTTCTTTCTGGCGAGCCTCCGCAACATCCTTGTTGTACAACCGCTGGGCTGCTTCTGCGATCAAACGGGATAGCTTGTTCTCTATTTCTGGAGGAAGCTCCTCGTTTGGCGCTGGTAACTCGACGCCCAGTTCCTTCTCTATCTCCTTGCGGTACTGGAACCCAAGATGCTCCTGAACATGGGACGCCATCGCTGCTGCTATCGTAGCAGCCATCGGGCTCTGACCTACCAGTTGCTGTATCTTCGGATCTTGGATCGCAGCCATATGAACCTGAATATGAGCTTCGTGATCCTGTTGAAGGAAGGCCTTGATGGGCTTCCCGTTCAGTACATCCATATTCTCCGACACAGGATCTCGCGGCTTCTGTTCTACCGATAAAGGAATAATCCTATCAGCATCCTTGATCCCCAATACATCCAGCATCTGCCGATGCAACTCAGGAAGATCATACATCTGCGGAGCCTGCTGACTTAATGTCAGCGCCGCCTGATACTGCATGATCCTCTGGCTCATCGTGGAGGAGTTTGGATCGGAAACGGGAATAACATCTACCCGCCTATCGAAATCCTCTGCAACCACAGCGTCCTTGTCTACATCGTAAGAATAACCTTCATCTGGCGCGTAATCTCTTACCAGACCAGCGAGAAGAATAAACTCTCTCTTCATCGCTGCATGAAGCCGCGCCTGTATTGCGGTCATCACTTTCATACTACGCTCTATCAGAGCGAGAGTGGTGCCGACAGGAGCATCCTGCTTCATGTCTCCGATCTTGAGATCGGTAAGCGAGGCGAACCTTCTTCCTTCCTCGACAATCTCCGTTAACATCTGGTGCAGAACATTCGACGGTTCCTTATACGGAAGGAACGTGATGTTGTCCTTGATCGCACCGCCCGGTACATCCACGTCACGGAACTCACCCGGCATGATAGGAGAATCATCCCCCTTGATTCTCAATCCCCTCGCCTTCAGGCCCCCCGGCAAGTTAGCCAGAGTACCTGCGTCAACAAGCTGGCGTGTCAGCGATGTTGCCGTCTTGGCGATACCCCCAATAAGATGAATAAGACCAAACCCATAAAAGCCCAGTCCGGGCATATACTGGTAGTGTACGAAATGCATCCGCTTCATGCGGAGGGGGTCATCCTCGTACCAGTTCCGTCGTATCGCCAGTATCTTATTAGATCCTCTGGCAAGTGTTACTACATAGGGAAGCGCGATCTCCGTTGGCTCTCCGCTTTCATCCTTGTCTTCAAATCCCGTCAGATCAAGATTGACATGCATCTCATAAAGAACATGACGATTATCATTATCATAGGAAGGACTATCTCCTTCCAGTTCGTCATACTTCTCCTGCACATCGCTCTGGAGATCCAGCGGCTGGCCCAGCTTTACATCAAGATACAGTCCAGCGACCTGCAACTTTTTAATATCATTGGAAGACTTCCGCATTACATGGGTATAACGCTCCGCCGTTAGCAGATCGGACGCCCCATAAGAAACAACAAAGTCTTCGGCTGGAATAAAATGAGCGCAGCATCGATCCATAGTGGGATCAAAATAGATTTTCTTAAACGCTGACCCGGCAAGAGGAAGACTGAACAGCAACTGCTCCATTTCAGGGCGGTACTCTGACATCTTCTCCGTAAGAAGATAGTTCAGATACTCCTGAACACGACTTGCCTGTTTCTCTTTATCATCGGTAATCGTGCCTACGATCTTGGTTTTCACAGGACCGCTGGCAGGAAATATTTCTGTTATCGCCTGAGACTGGAAACGCACTACCGCTTCCGTCAGGATTGGATGATGAACACCGCAGGCCCCCGGCCAAGGAGTGGTGCGGTCTTCAATCTTCAAACCAAGAAGGTCAAGCCCCTTAATGTAAGTTCTCTCCCAGTCAGCCCGCGAGTTCTTATCGGCCTCGTACTCTCCCACCAAAGTACTGGCCAACCGCTGAAGACACTCCTCATCACAAAACTCGGCAAGGTTATCATCATGGTTCGTGGACATCTCCTCTTCTGATCCATGCGGATCAAAGTCAATCACAACACCGCCCTCATCCGTCTGGATAGAGACTGCGTCAGGATTGACAACTGCCACTTCGACAGTGTTACCATTCTTGTCGGGATCGATTTCGTCGAACCCTTCAGGACGGTTGGAGAAGTTTGGCGCTTGAGCTATCGCCTTTTCTATCGCCATAGGAAAGTAGCCTTACGCCTTCTTCTTTTTCTTGAAGCCGTAGGTGCCTTTTTTCTTTCTGGTGGCGAGAGCAATCTTGCGCCGCTTGGCTAATGGCATTTTCTTTTTCCCGTACAGACCCGAAAGCTGCTCATCCTTCTTATCCTTCCACCCTTGTTTCGCCATCTTCAACTCCTCACTAATCAGGATTTAGCCTTGCGACGTAGAAACTTCAAAAACTCTACCCCGGTATCAACATCATGGAACACCGTTATTAGACCGGGGTCATCATCTCCCCTCTCCGGGTTAATGACAGTCATAACGGCTGCTGAAATATTCTGGTTCCGTAATCCCAGTTGTTTCGCATAATTATCGTAAATCTTGTAAGATGCAACACGTAACGCATGAGTGATCAAACCTGAGTTGGGCTGTTTGACCAACTGATACCCTGAGATATGCTTATGGCCACTGATCACAATATGGTCAGTCGTCCCCATCTGTGCCGCTTTCGCAGGGCCATGCGCGGTATTCCACTGAGAATGACCGGGCCAATCATGTCTC